AGGAAAGATTAAAGCTCTGCTCGGAATAGAGGTGGCTTTAATGGCTGAGGCCAATTTAAAAGACGGAACGCTAATAGGAACAGATGCTGAAGAGTGGACTGTCGGAGTATTAGCTTATGTAGTAACTGAGGAAGGTGACAAGATGCCTTTACCAACTGGAGAGTTCGAACTTGAGGATGGTAGAGTGATGGTTATCGAAGATGGTCAAGTGACTGAAATCAGAGATGCAGAAGTGATTGAGGAGGAAGTAATAGAGGAGGAAGCTATAGAGGCTTCTGTATCTAAAAAAGAGCTTATCGCAGTTCTTGAGGAATTAAGCAAAGAGTTTGATTCTAAAATGGAGAATTTAGCTAAAGAGCTTTCTGGATCACTAAAGAACTTTTCAGCAGCTAACCCAGTTCACAAAAAAAGTATTAACCAAGTGCAAAAAGTAGAATTTGCTAAACCTTTGACTGAGATGAACGCAGCAGAGAGAGCAATGTCTATCTTTTCCAAATCTTCAAAAAACTAAAAAAATGTCTAAAAAGTATAATTTCGGAGAATCTATCACCAGCTCTTACGAAGGTGAATTAGCTCAAGCCTATATCTCAGCAGCTCTTCTAAGTGGTAAAACACTTTCAGAAGGTCTGATCCAGATAAAAGAAAATGTAAAGTATAAAGGAGTTTTAAAAACTCTATCATCTACTGGATTAATTACAGCACAAGCGTGTGATTTTCTAGATGCTGGTACTGTTACTTTAGCAGAAAGAGTAATTGAGCCTCAGAACCTACAAGTAAACCTTGAGCTTTGTAAGCAGCCTTTCAGAGAAGATTGGGAAGCAATGCAAACTGGAGGTTTGAGAGTAGATGCAGTTCTTCCTCCAAACTTTGAAACTTACCTTTTACTACACGTAGCTGGAAAGATTGGACAAGATGTCGAGAATAACATTTGGCAAGGAGATAAAACTGGAGCTGGAACTTTTGCTAGTTTCGATGGTTTATTTACTCAGTCACAAGTTGGAACTTTTGTACCAGCAGCTCAGAAAATAGTTAACGCTAAAGACCCAATGCTTACAGCAGATATTATTGATGTCTTAGAATTAATAAAAGCTCAAATACCTACTCAGTTATTGTTTCATCCAGACCTTAGACTTTATGTAAGTCCAGGAGTGGCAATGACATACATTAACGCTTTAGGAGCGCAAAACTATCAGTTTGAATCTTATGTAGGAGTTAAGCCATTAAATTATGATGGAATCCAGATTGAGGTGGCTAATGGTATGGCTAATGATGAATTAATGTTATCTCTAAACACAAACTTCTTCTTTGGAACTAACCTTAGGGGTGACATGAACGAAGCGAAAGTTTTAGACATGAGTAACTTGGACGGTTCAGATAATGTAAGAGTAGTGTACAGATTTACGGGTGGAACTCAGATAGCTATTGGTGAGGATGTAGTAACCTACAAGAAATCATAATTATTAACCTTTAAATTTAGAAGATATGCCTTGTACATTATCAAGCGGAAGATTACTTCAATGTAAGGACAAAATAGGAGGTATTAAAACTATTTTTATTGCCAATCACGATTTGTTTGCTACTGGCGTAGTAATAGATCCTACTGTACCCAGCTCTGGAGAAATTTCAGCATTGCCAACATTAACTCCAGCACTAACTGTATACAGATATGAGTTATCTCAAGGAGTAGGTGATTTTATTGAAACCATAACAAGCTCAGTAGAGAATGGAACGGTTTTCTGGGAGCAAGTAGTGAATATTTCACTAATGCAATTAACAGCAGCAGATAGATTGGAGCTTCAAAATGTAGCTCAGACTAGATTAGCTTTGTTTGTCCTAGATAATAATGATAACATCTGGATGATTGGACAGTATGACTCTGCTGAGTTAACTGCTGGAACAGCGGCTACTGGAACAGCTAAAGGAGATGCTAATGGATACACCTTAACTTTCACAGCTAGTGAAAAATTACCAGCTAGAAGGTTAGAGAGTTATACAGTTACTCCTTTCGATAATATGGGAACTGTTGTAGTAGCTCCAGCTTATTAGTGATTTAAAAGTGCTAAAATAGCTTTGATTACAAAGTTTAATTAATAACTTAAAAGAGGAGTGGTCAGATTGATTAACTCCTCTTTTTTTTTAAAATAGAAAGATGCTAAAAGCCAAAGTAGATAATGTTACCCTTTACGGTAAATATGTAGATTTAAAGAACGCTTCACAAAGCACTTTAAAAACGGTTAAGAGGCTTTGTCCAAACTTAATAGGTGAGGTTAAAAAGAAACAGCCTAAAGTAGTAACAGAGGACAAATCTGAGGAGGTATAATGTTACAGCTCCAGCCAAATACTCCAGGCTATCAGACAGTCAGTTTAACGGTTAACGAAAGACTTAAAAATTGGCCTTTAAAAGCAGATACTTTAGGAGTCATATTTGTGTTAACTGACCAAATGACTCAAAAAGAGTATAAGGTTATTTGTCCAAATAGCATAATAACAGCTACAGATAGGTACTGGAACATTTCCATAAACACAGATGGATCAGAGAGTAATATTAATGGAGGAGTGGCTATTCTAAATGGTGGATATTTCACTTACCTTTGTTATGCTGTGAATAAGCTAAATATCAATTTAGATTTGGCTGATCCCAACTTTTCTCACTTTGTGGAGAGAGGACTATTATTAGTCGGAGAGGCTCAAGATTACTTCACAGAATATGACCAAACCATTCCAAATTCAGTAGCATACAATGGCTAAAAGAAGAACAATAAACAGCAAGACAATTCCTAAACCTACTGATAACTCAGCAGTACATGGAATAGGTTTATCATCTCACTATGATACGGACTTTACGGAGTCTAGTAGTAGAGGTGGATGGGTAAACTATGGAGAGGACAATCTCTATCCAGACTTTTTAATAGGATTGGCCAGGAATAGTGCTGTACACTCAGCTCTTATTAATGGTATTTCTGATATGATTTATGGTGAGGGTTTAACTGCTGCTGATAAGGAGGAGAAACCAGACCAATGGCTGCGTTTAGGTATGTTTTTAGATACTTTGGATGAGGATGAGATAAAGAAGTGCATAAAAGATTTAAAGGTCTTTAATGGCTTTTATTTGAACGTGATTTATAGTGTAGACAGAACTACTTTTACAGAGATTTATCATGTACCATTCCAAAAGGTAAGAGCCGGAGAGAATAATGAGGATGGAATTACAGACAGTTTCTTTTACTCAGAGGACTGGGCCAACTACAGAAAGAAAGAGAACACTCCAATAGAGATAGCAGCCTTTAATCCAGAAAACAAGATGCTTTATCCAAATCAGCTATTTGCTGTGAAAGGATATAGTGTAGGGGATAAGACCTATCCTAAACCAGACTATTTAGGAGCAGTTAACTACATAGAGCTAGATAAAGAAATAGCTATTTACCATCTGAATAATATTAAGAACGGACTAGCTCCAAGTTTCTTAATCAATTTTAACAATGGAGTACCAGGAATAGAAAAGAGAAACCAGATTAAGCAAACCATTAAAAAGGAACTAAGCGGAACGGGAAACGCTGGTAAGTTTGTTATGACCTTTTCAGATGGAAAGGACAGAGCGCCAGATATGACTCCATTTCCTTTAAGTGATGCTGATAAACAATACCAATTTTTAAGTGAAGAAGTAACTAAAAAAATTATGATTGGCCACAGAGTCACTAGTCCTATGCTCTTTGGAGTAAAGGATAGCTCTGGTTTTGGAAATAACGCAGATGAGCTAAGAACTAGCTTTGAATTATTTGAGGCCACAGTAGTCCAGCCTTATCAGCTTATAGTACTAAAGGCTTTAAATAAGCTCTTAGGAGAAGTAGAAATTAATTTAGACCTTTATTTTGAGTCTATGAAACCTATCACAATTATTAAAGATGATGGTCCAATTTTAGAGGAGAATGAAATAAGCTCTCAGCAGAATTTAAGCTCTTGTTGTGGATCTGATAAAATGAACTTCGGTAAGGAGGTAAAGGATGAAAGTAACAAGTACATTCCAAACCAGGAGGAGGAGGATGCTGCTTTAGACTACATGAAGTCTATAGGAGAGGATAAGGTGGAGTTTGAGAAAGACTGGCTTTTAATAGATGAGGAAGAGGTGGAAGATGAGCCTCAAGTGGATAATCACTACAGCAGAAACTACAGCTTTGCCATACAGAATGATCCAGATAAAAGAAGCTATTTAGATAGTGGATTCTATAGAATAAGATACAAGTATGATGGACCATCTCCAATTAGAACAAGTAGGAATTTCTGCATAGAGATGATTACTACTTATAAAGCTAATTTATACAGAAGAGAGGATATAACTGCTATGACTAACTCAGTGACTAACAGACCGTTTGGTCGCTATAGTATCTTTTTATGGAAAGGATCCTATAATTGCCGCCATTCCTGGAAGCGGTTAACCTACTTCCTTAGAAGAGTACCTAAAGGAAAGACTATAACTATACAAGGCAAGGAGTATAAAGGTGGCCAGTTCTTACCAGCGGATATAATGAAGCACTTTAAAATAATTAATCCTAATGGCTTTACGGATGTTTTAGGCAGACCTAGTTTCCCTATTGAGAATCCGACAGCCACTAATGTTAACCCAAAAGTATTAAGCTAAGAAATCATGGCATTACCACAATCAGTACTCTTTATAGATGAGGACTACATAAAAAGATACAGTACTATTAATGGATCAGTAGATCCTACTTTCTTGGAGCCTAGACTTATTATAGCACAAGATAAATGGATTCAGCCAATATTAGGAACTAACCTTTATCAGACTATTAAAGCAGCTATCGTAGCAGATAACTTAACTACAGACCAAAAGACTCTTTTACAAGACTTCATAATGAGAGCTACTTTACACTGGGCTATCCTGGAGATATTACCTAGTATGCTCTATAAGATTAATAACGGGGCTTTGAGTACTTACAGCTCAGAAGATAGCTCTCCAATAAGTAGAAGTGAGCTGGACAGATTAGTGGAAGAGCAAAGGAACAATGCCCAATTCTATAGTGAGAGATTAATAGACTATTTATGCGCTAATAATACCTTATTTCCAGAGTACAATACCAGGACTTCAAACGACCAAATGTGGCCAATTAAAGGAACAGTTTACTATGAGGGAGGTATGGAGATAGGATGATTAGTAAAGAGAAAAAAATAGAGAACGAAAAGAAACTGAGATTATTCTTAAAATTAAACAAAAAAGAGAGCAATGCTGGACAAGTCAATATTCCAAAAGATAACAAGTAGTCTAATCTCAGACCACATAATTTTGGTAAACACTGGAGCTGTGGGTTTCACTTTTACAAACGTGGAACAGATGTTAAAAATAATAGTACTTTTACTATCTGCTGTTTATACAGCTGTAAAGATTTATCAAATGATTTGCAAAGAGAATAAAAAGGAAAAGTAAAATGATTATAAACTTGACTAAAGACTTCAAGCTTCATGAGTTTGAGTGTAATTGTGGTTGTGAAATGCCAGAGTCAGTTTTTACAGAAGTAAAGAAATTAGCTAACCAATTACAGATAATTAGGTCCTTTATTCAGAGGCCTATAATTTTGACTAATGCCTACAGATGTCCTACCCATAATAAAGATGTAGGAGGAGTATCAGACAGTCAGCACTTACTAGGTAAAGCAGCAGATATAAAAGTAAAAGAATTAGACCCCACAGAACTCTACTCAGTCATAAACACACTTATAAGGTATGAGTATGTGACTGAGGGAGGAATGGGATTATACAATACCTTTGTACACTATGACATAAGAGGAACTTATGCGCGGTGGGATAACAGATAACTAAAAATTCTAAAAATGGAAATTATTACAGCAAACCTTTGGGAAATTATTACAGCAGCTCTTTTCATATTTGAGCTTATAGTAAGACTAACTCCAAGCGAGAAAGATAACTCTATCTACAACTTAGTTAAAAGGATAGTAGATGCACTTATTCCAAATAAAAAGAATGGAGGAGGAAAGCACTAAGAAGAAGTTTAGTATTAGAAACCTATTTAAAGGTCAAAAGAGCCAATCTGAGGCCTTTACTATTAAAAATAACATGGGAATACTAAAAGGATCTATTTCTTTAGCTGCTGCTATCTTAGGAGTGCTAAAAGACAGAAAAGGAAAGTTAAGTAGTAAGAGAACGGTAACTGGTATTCTAGCTACTGCGGCTTTTTTAGACATGGAGCTAAAAGGAGTTAACCAGTTTAACCTTATCCTAGCAGCTCTATCTATTATTCCTATAATTTTTACTGTATTCGAGAGGGATTAAACCCTTACCCTATCTACATCTTAATGGCCTATAGTGATTATTTAGTAAAATAAATATGCTTACTTATGCTTTCTAATGTAAAATAAACTTTATATTTGCGTATAGTTTAGAAATACTGAGCTAGTATAAACCATAGAAAAGCAGACAATGCCAAATTTAGAACAATGCGTAAATGAGTTATCAGAGCTAGGTAGATTAGAGCTAGACTTTGATATACAGATTAAGAGGAGTAACAGATGCCTAGAGCTATGTGATACAGATGGAAGTGATAGGTGGATCAAAGAAGCTCAGAACACTTTGGACAAAATAAAAGAGTATCACTATGGAAAAGTGTGAGAATTGCCATAAGGAGCATACAGCAGACTTTGAGCTACAAAGATGGTATAACGACTATTTCTGCTTAGAGTGTAACCTAGAGCTTCCTAGAGTGTGTATGGTATGTGATAATGAGATAGAGGAGAATGAGGTAGTATGTAGTAGGTACTGCTGGGATGAGT